GGTGATATTGTAGCGTACCGCTGTGCCGCTTCTGTCAAAGAGGATGAGCCTGTTGAGTTGGTGATCAATCGAATTGATAACCTGATGCAGCAGATCCTTGATGACACAGAGGCAACAGAGTTTGAGTTCTACATTAAAGGTGAGCAGAATTTCCGATACAAACTTAACCCTGATTACAAGGCTAATCGCACACAACCAAAGCCTTTCCATTTGGAATCCGCATACCAATATGTACGGGACTGTTGGAACGCCATACCTTCCGGTATCTACGAATCCGATGACCTATTGGGAATTCAACAACGATCAGACAGTATCATTTGTAGCATCGACAAGGACCTCCTGATGATACCCGGGATGCACTGGAACTTCGTCAAGCTTGAGAAGCAACGTGTGTCCTACATGGATGGTATCAGGAAGTTCTGGATGCAGATGATGATAGGTGATACCAGTGATAACATCCACGGCATCGCAGGCATTGGGCCAAAGAAAGCAGAGAAGCTTATCGGCTGGCTTAATGACGAGCAGGAGATGTGTGACCTAGTGTATGAAAAATATAATGATCCACAACGGTTCGTGATGAATGCAAACTGTCTATGGATTCTACAAAGAGAGGAAGGTGTATGGGCAAACCAACACAACTTAACTTTAACAAAGGAATGTCAACAAGAGGCGGAAGCCGCATTAGAATATATGAAGTCTTTGAATCTGATTACATCAACGGGGCGTGGTACGATGAAGAACGAGACGTTTGGTACCCTTGTCAATGGGGATGGGATGGACTCTATGCTAGCAAAGCAAGCAGCTTGGACCTCATCAATGGAACCCCCAAGCGATACCCAGATCTCCACGTCGCATGACAGCTAAGAGACGCTCACGATTGGAGGAAAGGTTCGAGGTACTGCTGAAGGAGTTCGACGTTCCTTACGAGTACGAAGTAACCAAGATCCCATACACTGTACCGGAATCCAAGCACACCTACACGGTGGACTGGACGCTAGTGAATGGCCTCCTGATCGAAACCAAAGGCTATCTTAGTGACTACGCTGAAAGGCGCAAGTATGTGCTGCTCAAAGAACAACACCCAGATCTGGATCTGCGGTTCGTCTTTGACAACCCTAACAAGTTATGTGGAGGTACTAAGATGTCGCACGCTAAGTGGGCAGAGAAGTATGGCTTCAAGTTCTGTAGCATGAAGGACACAACACAAATCCAAAGCTGGATAAAGGAGGATAATGACCACTCACCTGATCATTCCTGACACACAAGTTAAGTACGGAGAGAGCTATGAATACCTAACACACATCGGTAAGTATATCGTAGAGAAGAAACCAGATGTAGTCATCCACTTAGGTGACTTTGCAGATATGGAGAGCCTAAGTAGTTATGATGTTGGTAAGAAAAGCTTTGAAGGTAAGCGATATGTTAAGGACATTGGAGCAGCGCACCATGCTATGGATCATCTGCTTGCTCCTATACATGAAGCAAACCAACGTGCTAAGAAGAATAAAGAGAAGCAGTACAAACCTAGATACATTCTGACATTAGGTAATCATGAACACAGAATCAACAGAGCAATCGAGAATGACCCTAAGCTCGAAGGACTTATCAAGACAGGAGACCTTCCGTATAAAGATTGGGAGGTTCACCCTTTCCTCAATCCAGTGGTTGTGGATGGTGTTGCATATTGTCATTACTTTCCAACTGGCGTCATGGGGAGACCCACTACTACTGCTAGTGCTATGGTTGGGAAACTCCACATGTCTTGTATTGCTGGACACCAGCAAGGACGGCAGGTGGCTTACGGAAAAAGGCCCGATGGCTCTAACATTACTTGCATCATTGCCGGTAGTTGTTATGAGCATGATGAAGGTTATCTAGACCACCAAACAAACAAACACTGGCGAGGCATCATCATGCTACACGAGGTACAGGATGGTAGCTTTGACGAGATGTTCGTATCACTTAAATATCTAAGGACTAAATATGGAACAGGCACCTAAGCATTACGGAGACACTATGTTAATGGATCTCCTGATTGAAAAAGACGTACCCTTTGCAGAGGGTAACATCATGAAGTATGTATATCGTTGGCGTGAGAAGGATGGCGTACACGATCTACACAAGGCTCAGATTTATCTTAACGCTCTAATTGCTCACGAGGAACTTAACTGTGCAGGCTAATGACTATCAAGAAAAGGCAATGGCAACGGCGATCTACCCGGAAGCTGGTAGTGGGTCTGATATGGAGATTTTCTATCTGGCTCTGGGAATTACTAGTGAGGCTGGTGAGGTCGCAGGGAAGGTAAAGAAGTATATCCGTGACGGCAAGCTTGACCCCGGTGCGATTGCTTATGAACTCGGCGACGTAGCATGGTACCTAGCACGACTGGCTGATGCCATGGGCTACACGTTTGAAGAAATTCTACAAATCAACTACAGTAAACTTACAAAGAGGAAAGAAGATGGAGTCCTTAAAGGCGATGGAGACTATCGAACCGCTGCGTCCAAAGACGGTAACACACGAGAACAGTCTGTTGTGGGCCAGCTTGAAGCAATCCATGGAGACCAATGCGGAGCTACGTGCGGCGCTAGTGGATGCTGCTGAAGTAATCACCAAACAAACAGCTCTGATTGAGGAGCTACAGCACAGGTACTATGTATGAAAGTAGAACTCTTAAGGATCACAGATGATTCTCTCAATTTTATTGGCGATTGTGCTGGCATTTGCTATAACTCTAAGCGGGATGTTCGTTCTAATACCAAGCGTGCTATTAGCTGCAGGGATAAGGGGCATCTTGCTACCCTTCGGTTTGCACATGCTACTTTCCACGTGTCTGGCATTAGCCGGATTTGCTCTCATCAGTTCGTAAGATCTAAACACCTAGACTTTTTGCAAAGGAGTCAGCGTTATTGTGAAGAAGATATTCCACAACATGTATATCCCGGTACAAAAATGGATACAAGAATTAGTTCTGCATACCAAAGTGCATACGCAGTATACCAAGAACTCATTGCAGCAGGGGTTAAGAAAGAAGATGCACGCTTTGTCCTACCAGAAGGTACGTGTACTGAACTGGTGGTCACGGGGAACTTTCAAGCGTGGCTCGACTTTATCAAACTTCGGGCAGACGTACATGCCCAATGGGAAATCCGCGCTGTTGCCAAAGCAATCAACAATGAACTCGCCAAACATGCAGACGGGTTGTTTAACTGGATGCCGTGATGCTAACCATTGAGAACCTAAAGGAGAAACTAATGTGGGAGGATACAGATGAAATACTTGACCTTCTGGATCTATCAGTGGCCGAGATGGTTGATTATCTCACCGATGAAGTCGAAGCACATCAAGACAAACTACGAGAATACTACGATGAAGATCCCGAGGACATGGGTGGGGAAGAAGAACCCGACTAATCCTGACAACAAACTGAAGCATGAAAACAGGGCGGTTAAAAAGTGCATCCTTGCACACATAAAAGAACAAGACCGCCTCCAACAAATAAAGGAATACAATGCAAGTACAACGATTCAAGAACAGTTTTGCCGAGACGATCTTCAGGACTAAGTATGCGCAGGGTCCAGAAGATACTTGGGATGCTCTTGCTGAGCGTGTGGTGGATGATGTATGTGGCACTCGTCGCGGTACTGATCGTGATCTGATGTCAAAGGAAGACCAAGCACAGCTTGCCGAGTACATCAAGGAGATGAAGTTCATCCCGGGTGGCCGGTACCTGTGGTATGGTGGTCGTGATAACAGTTACTTTAACAATTGCTTTCTGCTACGAGCAGAGGAAGATACGAGGGAAGAATGGGCAGCACTAACACAGCGGGCAGTGAGTTGCCTAATGACTGGGGGTGGCATTGGGATCGACTATTCTATTCTCCGTCCTGCCGGGAAGCCGCTACGTCGTACTGGTGGATTGTCCAGCGGTCCGATTCCACTGATGCAGATGATAAACGAAGTTGGTCGCGGGGTGATGCAAGGTGGCTCACGAAGGTCCGCAATCTACGCAAGTCTCAACTGGCTGCACGAGGATATTCCCCTTTTTCTTAAGGCTAAGAACTGGCCAGAACATATTAAGGAACTAAAGGCACAGGACTTTAACTTCCCTGCTAACCTTGACATGACTAACATCTCTGTCAACTACGACGACAAGTGGCTGTACCATCATGAACGGCACAAGCTACATACCTTTCAAGAGAATGTACGGCAGGCTATGATGACAGGGGAGCCTGGCTTTAGCTTTAACTTTGGAGAGAAACAAAATGAAACCCTTCGCAACGCTTGTACAGAAGTTACGTCTGAAGATGACTCTGACGTATGTAATCTTGGGTCTATCAATATCAGCAATATTACTTCTCTGGAGGAGTTCAAGCACATCATTGAACTCGGTTCTAAATTCCTCGTCTGCGGAACTCTGCGAGCTGATCTCCCCTACGATAAGGTTTACAAAGTTCGGGAAAAGAACCGCCGTCTTGGTCTTGGACTCATGGGTATTCACGCATGGCTCCTCCAACGGAAGTCACGATATGAAGTCACCCCTGAACTCCACAAATGGCTAGAGGTATACCGAGATGAATCCATTAGAGCTGCTGATGAACACTGTGAACGATTGTTTATATCAAAGCCAGTTGCCTATAGAGCTATTGCTCCAACAGGATCAATTGGTATTCTCGCTGGGACTACTACTGGAATTGAACCGCTTTTTGCAGTTGCCTATAAACGCCGTTACCTTACAGATGGTACTAAGTGGAAGTATGAGTACGTCGTTGATGCTACAGCAGATCAACTCATCCGAGACTATGGACTTGACCCAGACAAAATTGACACAGCCTATGGACTAAGCAATGACTACGAACGACGAATCAAATTCCAAGCTGACATTCAAGATTACGTTGACATGTCAATCTCATCCACAATCAACCTTCCCCCATGGGGCAGCAAAGGAAATAATGATGAGTGTGTCCAACAGTTTGCGGAAACACTTTCACGCTATGCGCCACGTCTACGGGGCTTCACCTGTTATCCAGATGGAAGTCGAGGAGGTCAGCCACTAACAGAGGTGCCATACGCTGAAGCTATCAAGCATAAGGGTATTACCTACGAGGAGAACATTGACCGCGCTTGTGTGTCAGGAGTGTGTGGTATATGATTCAAGTATACTTTGAATTCATCTCAGGCATGTGTGTTGGTCTTGAGTTCTACACAGGAGAGGACCTAGAGATTGGTGATAAGTTCGCCATGCAAATTGATCTACTAATCTGTCGATTCACCTTCGTGTTTCGATAGACAAAAAGAAACCCCCAAGGACTCATCATCCAAGGGGGTTTTTTCGTTTCAGTATCTCCACTTATTCTGCGAATAGTTACTCAAAATATTACGTGAGTTGTTATATAAACTCTCTTGTGTTTGTGGGTTTTGATTAAAGGTTCTGTACCTCTCAATTAAATTGGAGATAATTGATGGGTCCAGAGAATGTGCAGCAGTCATTGCATTACGAACCTGACTTCCAAACTCAACTCCACCAGACTGTGATGGATTACCCCAAATAGTTTGAGATAAGTCATCACCCGGCATCTGATTTTGTCTACGATAATCACTGCTAGTCATTTGCATTTGCTGAGCCCAGCGCATTGGTCGAGCAGCTTCATTCTTGTGCCTCTGTTGCATAGGAGTACCAATAGGAACTATATTTCCACGTCTATCGTACAATCCATCCAACTGGTTCCTTGGAATATCCGCCATGTTATGAGCCGCCCGCCAACCTGGACCATTTACAGGAGCTTGTGGCTGTTGGTATTGTGGTGGGGGAGCAGCCGGTGCAGAACTACCAAACCCTTGTGTTGGAGATTGTACTGGTACTGGTTGGGGGGCATACTGTTGTTGTGGAATATCCCTCCATAGGCTATTTTGTCTCTGTTGTAGATTACCTATTCTATTCTGCTCCATACCCCAACTTTCCGGTAACTGTGGCGGGTTGAATTGCTGTGCTGGGCCTGATCCCATATATGATGGTGATGTCATTATTTATTCTCCTGTTTCATTGTGTTTTCTGAGGCTTAATTAAACCAAAATTAAAGATACGCTTTGCTTTACGTGCACCTTCTGGTGTGCTTGGGGTATCTCCTTTAGCGTTGACAAAATACCGTAAGTCAGCAGGAGCAATGCGTTTCCATTCTCCTGATTTAACACCGGCCTCAATCTCTTGGTCACTCATTCCTGTCTTAGCAAGCTCACCAAGATACTTCTTGTTGCCTGTGTCATGGAACTTTTCGATCAATCCTTTTTGTCTATCCTTGAGGATCTGCTCTTCTTCCTGACCCAAACGAGTAGCATCTGTAACACGACGTTCTCGCATAGACTTTGTGCCTAAGTAGCCAGCAACCTTTTCCATAGTACCTTGTGGAACTATAGCAGAGTTCTCTTTACCACCAGCAACCATACGTTCGCCTGTCTCTGGATTTATGTAGTCCTGTCCAGCAACCTCTGTAGTATTAACACCGGCAAGTTCCTTAGCACCATAACCCATGTGTCCCACAGGCAGCGCATCAGTCATAGCCTTACGCATACTCGCATTAGTCTTGTCGCCAAAAGCAGCACCAGCTATACCAACCGCACCTGCACCAGCCTTGCCTACCGCTTCCAGCATTGGTGTTAGTTCATACCAAGCCTTCTGTCCAAGCAGGGTTGCAGCAACTACAGATATGAATGTTTCATTAGTACGTGCAGACGAGGCAATATCCAAACCAGATAGAGCTGGTACACCATACGTAGCAGCAACCTTGATAGCATCCTTTGTCTCAGCATCAGTAGTAATCACACGATCCAAGAAGGACATATCCATAGACATCATATCCATTACAGATGGTAGCTTAAAGAAGTCAGGGAAGGTCTTATTCAACCAACCCCTAAGCATCTCATACTCCTGCACAAATGCCACACTAACAACACCACCCATTAGGGTAGACATCATCATGTAGTTCACAAATGGAGCCCAAGTCTTAGGATCTTTTGCCTGCATGTGGCGCAGGTCAGACACAACGTTAGCTAGCTGAGCAGCACCATACGTTTGTAGGGGCTTGGCAGCAGTGCCAATGATACCTGTCTTACTAAAGATAGGTGCTGTCTCTGTACGGCCATACGTAACCATCGTAGAGTCAGTGTTCTCCATAGCACGGCGACGGGCCTCAGTCTTACCAAATCCTAAGTCCTTGTACATCTCATAGTTACTTGCAAAGGTCATCATCCGTGTGAAGGAATCAATACCCTCGTTGAGCTTACCAAGGAACAGGTAGTCCTTCATGAAGTTCCAGATACCACCCTCACTACCGCTTAGGTGTAGAGCCTCAATGAACTTTGGTTCAAAGGTGTTAGCTTCCTGTGATACCTCAAAGATAGTATCCCTAAGTTCCTTGTCACCAGACAGTAGTTTGGTTAGAGCCTTACCACCAGACCAGTATGGACGGAGGAGACCACCATCATAGGACATCTCACGTACAGCACCACCAAGAGATAGTAGCTGACCAAAGGAGAATGCTAGCTTAGGCATTAGCTTCATCACATAGAAGAACTCTAGTGACTTGTTGCTAAAGTTGTCGAAGCCATACGCACCATTAGCCTTAATCTCGCCAGTTAGGTTGAGCAAAGCCTTGTCCCAAACATTCCTGAGACCATCATCAAACTTCTCGAAGTTGTTCTCAACACGATTGAGTGAGGACTCCACCATCTGCTTAGCAGACAACAGGGTATTCTCATCTAGGTTCTGTGATTGTAACTTCTCCAATATAGGATCAGTGTGGTGTTGGATAATCATCTTGCGAATACCACCAGAGTAATCATCAACTGATTGCTGGATAGCCTTCTTGAAACTCTCACCCTTCTCTTTCTGTGACATGAACAGTTCATCACCCATGTAACCACTCAGGTTACTACGATGCTTATGATGCCCACCTAGCTTACCACCACGCTGTACAACCTTCTGCAGTGCATCATCAATTCGCTTAGCAATATGTGGTGAAGCATTTGGATAGTGTTGCTTAATGATACTGTTAACAAGCTCAATGGTTCTGAACATGTCAGATACAGTATTGTCATCACCCTTCTTAAGAGGCTCAGAGATGTCTAGGTGTTGGATGCCAGTAGATTCCAGTTTCCTCTTGAAGAGGGCTGCCTCTGTAGCTGAACGGAAGTGCTGTCGATGGACTGTGTTGCCAGCAAAGCTCACATCAATGTAATACTGACCAGCGCGTACAGCAGGATACCAACCATCCCTGTGTGGCAGGATGTTCTTCTTACCAAGATCTGTTTGGACTTTAACTGACTCATCATACTGACCAGTAAACATCTTGGCAAGGGCATTGTATAACTTAAGTTGCTGCACTGTTAGATGCTGTCCATTTGCAGCTAGGTTATCTGCATAGTTCTTTCCTTCTTCAAAACCCTTCTTGAATAGATCATGAACCACAGCAGCATCCACATGTGATGAGAACTTCATCTGCATGTAGGCACTAGTCTCTGTCTTGATCTTCTTCATCTTGGCAATTGGATTTGCTTTGTTCCAATCACCCCGCTGTATTTCACCAAACCATAGTCTGTTAGACACCTCATCAGCAATACGTTCTGCATTACGGATGTGTGCATTCACCCGTTGGATAACAGGGTTGTCTCGTAGTACCTTAGCAAGACCAAGCTTACCAAAGAAGTTACGTGCCACCATACCAGCGCCGGAGCTAATAATAGAACGAGCAGAGATGGGGGTGTGCATTGGATCTTTGATGTCATCAAGCTTGATAGTAGGATCACTGACCATACCATCCAGAGCATCTAGTGTCCCGCGTACATCTTCCATTGTTTTCTTGTAGAAGGGAAAGGCGTCACGATCAGCAGCCTTCTCACCAAGGATCAGCTTATCATTACCAATGACCTTAACACGCTCGGCTGCTTGTTTACTTGTTTGTGCTATGTACTCTTGGCTACTGTTTAAGATGTCATTTAAGATTTGATCTGAAAAGTTTTTAGGATCTTCTGAATACCCGTACAAATCTTTTAGATACTTATGGCTAGCTTCAATAACTTTATGGATTTCAGAAATAAATTTCTGACTTCTTTTATCAAAGGCATTAAAGACATGCTTATGAATAAGTTCTTTAGCTACCTTCTCTGCAAAGAATTCATGAAAAGCTTTTTGATATTCAGCACGATCTTTCTCAAGTCCTAAATCAAATATCGTGTTAGCTCCATGCTTGTTTTCTTTGTTATACTTTTCCCAATCCTTAGACAAGGCTGTTAGATCATCTGTATGAGTAATAGAATCTCGTAGATACTTGTTCAGCATTGCATGACCAAGTTCATGTGCAGCGTATCGTACAGTATTTAAATGTTCTACTGCTTCAGCTAATTTACCACCAGTTAGCTTATTAAAAAACTTACTATCAGCTAAGCGTGTAAGATTCTTTTCTAGAGCAGCGGGCTTAAGTCGAATATAGGTTGTGTTACCTGTATGCATAACCCGACCAGCAGGCGCAAGCGTATCTGAGTTAACAAAGATAATTTTTTCTTTGCCAAACTTAGTAATCTCCAAAAGATGTGTTAGTATTTTTTGTACTTTTGGATTGATATTCTTATCAAAGAAAATCTTTGTGCCCTTGGGGTTATTAACTAAATGTAGATTGCTATCAATGGCCTTAACAGCAGCAACAACATCATCTCCTGTTGCTTTAGTGATGTCTTCCATTGAATCATATTTAGTTTCTTCTGGTCGAGTTTTTTCTTCAACAACAGCAAATTTCTCTTCCTTTGTACCTGTCTTGGCTATACGCTCTTCAGCCCATGCTTGAATCTTTTCCCACTTAGCACGTTGTTTTCCAATACTCTCAAGGCTAGCTTGTAACCGGCCATGGTCTAGGCTACCTGAAGGAAGTAACCCTTGTGCATCTTGTTCTATTTGATTGCGGATATTCTTTTCAAGTTGCTCCAGCTTATTCAATTCAAACTTAGATGTCTGTCTTGCTTGAGCAGGGGACATGCCTGTATCAGCACCACGATCCTCACCCCACTCACGCCATTGACGGCGCTCTTCATTGGCGCGTGCTTGACTTTCATCTCTTTTTTCTACTGAGTCTGGTGTATTCTTTGCTTCTTCTGTACGTGCACGTGCAGCAGCATCTTCTGGAGATTCCCAAGTACCATGCTTAACTACACCAACATCATTGATAATTGGAAGTGGTGTTTCAGCTTCTAACTTAGGAGCCTCTCCACGAATAATAGATTCATACCCCTGAATTTCATGCTCTAGGGCTTCTTTTAAGGCACTGTAGTGGCTCCCGGGGGTGTCATCCCTAAACTCCTCCTTCGGCAACGTATCAAGCGCATCACGCGCCTTCTGTAGACGTGCCTCGACCTTCTCCTTAGGCTCATTCATAGCCTCACCGAGCTTGGTTAGGGCCATCTCCATTGGAGAAGTCTTAACTACATCAGCTTCCTTCTGTGGACGAGACAGGATCTCACCAGTTTCAGGATCAATCTCACGACTACGCTGTGGTGGTTCATTACCATAAGCTTCTAGAGGAATTTCTTCATCTAGACCAGCACGTTGATCGGGCTTAGGTGGTTTCTGATTAGCGGCCATGCGGTCATACTGACGCTGCATATCCTCAACGTTCTTATCAGCAGCAGCATCAGGATTCTTGCCACCAATGATAGCATCAGCACGCTTGATAGCCTCATCGTGGTGCTTGATCTCAGCGTCCAGCCCCTCGATTACCTTCATAATCTCAGGAGACATATCACCATCTTCAGCAAGCTTGGTGATTAGATCAACAGCACTCTGACGATCACTAATAGAACGCTCACGAGAGGCTTGAATCAGTTGAGTCTCTACATCACCTGACCCCTTAGGACCAGACTTAGCGGACTCTTGTTTGACAGGAGCGCGTTCACCCATAACACCGTGCATAGTAGAACCCATAAGGGCATCAGTAAGCATGGCCTTTGGATCGTACAAATCCTGTTGCATATCCTTTGGACTAGATAGGTTCTCTAGTTGACGACCAGCAATACCAGCAGGCACGTTGACACCAGCACCAGTAACAATACGCTTGCCAACGTTACCAGCCATACCCATAGGCAGGGTACCTTGCATAGCCATGTTACCATAGCCACCTAGACCAGCAGCAGTAGCCTCAACGCCTGTGTGACCCTTCTCAAGAGCCTCGTCATACTTACCAAGACCGGCACTAACAGCCATTGGTTGTGCAGCAGCAAAGCCCTTCTGTGCCATCTGTTGGATAGCAGGTAGGATAGCACCAGCGACAGGCTCAACTGTCTTCATACCAGCACTACCCATACCACCCATAAACATTTCAGGAATCTTACCAATCACCCCGCCAACTACACTACCAGCACCACCAATATCACTAGCCTTAGCATCAGCCTGTGCAGCTTGTTGTGCCTGCTCAGAACCCTCAACCAATCCACCAACATACTTGGTAACAGGGTTGGCGTAATCTGCATCCCCTGTAACAGCCTGCACCAACTTATCCACACCCAATGAGGGCAGACCAACAGTACCAAGAGCTAGGTTACGAGAAGTGTCATACAAGGCAGACTTAGCAGAAGAGCCTAAGCCCTCTGCCTCAGTCTTAAACTTATCAAGAAGGGATTTAGATTCCTTCTTTTTTGGTGCAGGTTGTGCATCGAAATATGCCAGTGTTTGTTTCCACTCCGCTTCAGTAAGCTCGTGGTCTGACTCAAATTCATGGCCTTTATATTCATATGATGGCATATTTACTATCCTTTATTTACGTGTAACCCCTGGAGGTAGTGCTGCTGGAGCCCCAGAGGGAGTATTTGTTTGACCGGGAGGTTGTGGTGCAGTTGCAGCTGATTGAGTAACAGGTTGTGGTAGCATGGGGACACCATACTCACCAAGGTTCATACGAGGAGCGTAAGCACCGGGGTTAGCGGCAATACGTCGCTGAGTATCCAAGTGGATAAACATGTCTGCTTCGTACTTCTGTTGTGGTGTTGCATTAGGATCAGCCTTAATCTTAAATGCTTGCGCTAGTTGTTCCATATACTTCGGTTCTTTTAGTTCCTTCTTAGCTTTTTCTGCAGTGGCAAGTTGTCGTGCGTATGCAATATCTTCAGCACTATCAATCCTCTGCTCAGCTCCAGCCATCTTACCAACAAACTCTGGAGTAAGCGCATCAAGACCAGCCATCTGAGCATACTTACCAGTTTTAGGAATTAGATCAGAAAATGGTGTTGGTTTGTTTCCAAGCCCACTGCTATGTGCCATATTAGATAGTACAGGAGCAGGCATTGCTGATGGTGTTGGTGCACCACCCGGACCACTCCATGAGGTAGGCACTTGTCCAGTAGGCATTGTACCATTACCAGCAGGGATACCGCTAGGGGGGCGATTGGCGTTCTGTAGGCCCTCTGCCATAAGGCGTTGATACTCAGCAGCCCGTGCTTCTGGAGTAGTTCCTTGAAGCTTTCCTGCACCTTCTGGAGCATAGGTACTATCACCAGACCTATAGAAATTACCCATAAGTGGTCCTAAGTTTCTTTCTTTTGCAGCAGCGCCGGGGGGTATTGTTGTAGTACCTCCATCACCAAAGTTAAAGAAGCCTTGTCCAGCGGAGGGTTGTGCGGTACCTTGTGGAAAATCTTGTGTATCGGGTTGCATGTTAAAACCAATCTGCCCACCACCAGGAGATAGTTGATTGTCTCCGTTGACAATAGCAGCATAGGCTTTGGCACGCTCCTGCTCACGCTGCATGTCAGTAGCTTGTTGGATCAGAGACTTCTCAATATCACCCTTGGACATGGCCTGTGCCTTTCGGCCTTGAGCATCTTGTGTCATCATGGAGCCTTTGTAGCCCTGACGTTTCCAGTCGAAGTAATCAGGATCAGTCATCTGACCCTGTGCCTCCATCATGTCACGACGCTTGATCTCAGCATCCATGGGGTCTTCCATACGGGCTTTGTATAGCTGCTGTAACTTACGCTCGTTATCGGTTTCAAGATTATTACGCTCTTGTCCCATCATACCAGCACTGAGGATGGCGTTTAGAATACCAAACCCGGGTTGATTCATCTGTGTCATGCAGGCACCTGTTTAGTATTTAGAAGGTTATTGATAGCAGCGTAGTAAGGTGAGTCGCCCATATTACCTAGCATGATTGCTTGGTTCACAGCATCATCGCTACGGCCAGAGTAGAAGTTCTCAAGACCAGCCCACTTAGCATAGTTACTCAAATCTGACATGTATTGTTTTTGATACTTCATTTGGTTATCCGCCTTAGCTGCAAGGATGGAAGGAGCAATCGCATTGATGTTGTTCCTGTTACCGTGCATAGCGTTCTGTGCCATCAGTGCATACTCCAACTGCTCGTTCGTTGCTTTGTAACCAGCATCAGAGTTTGGATTGTTCATGAAGTTGTTGTAAGCGTTTTGCCTATTGTAGAATCCTTGTTGTGCACTGTATCGTGGTGAGTTAGGATCTACATTGGATGCGCCACCGGGGTCTTGCCTATCAATTGATCTACCAAGATAATCTAGAATTTCTTTTGAGTTATCTTTGTTTGCTTGAACCTGTTGCTTTGCACCAAGGATAGGAGCAACTGCACCAAGAATTGGTTTAACTGCATCAACGATACCACCAAGTCCACCAATACCGCCAATACCGCCTACAGCAGGTGGTGGATTAACAGCAGTACCGCCCGGGCCTGTTGGTGGTGTGAGAGTTGATGGGGGGTTAGTAGTCATGGTTGGACCACCACCCCCGGCACCGCCACCCATAAGCTTGAAGATATTGTCTAACCAGCCGGCAGAGGCGTTACCGTTATTGTTCTCCCAGCGATAGTCATTACCACCACCAACACCACCCATAGAACCACTGCTCATTGGGTCCCATGCAGAACCATCTGGGTTAGTCCAACCAACTTCAGTACCCGGATCTGGTTGCCAAGCGGCACCAGCATCATTCCAACCCTGTAGATCGTCAGCAGGAGTGTAGTTATCATAGTCTGTGTAAGTATCTACCCAGTTACCATCATTATCATATGCCATTTTTGTTCCTTTATGTTTTGATACAGGTTATTGTCGTAGCTGTACCAGTACCGCCACTGCCTGTCTTATATAGATCCTGTGTGTAGTATTCTACACTAGGCAGATTGAATGTTGTACTACCATCCCCTGCACCCCACGTTGTACCGACTGCAGCAAACAAAGCACTGTAGGTTGTCCTACTAACCGCTGCACCATTACAAAGCAACCAACCGCTGGGCGGGGTGGCAAAGGCAAAGTCAGAGACCATCCCGCTAGGGGTGGCAGTTACGTCAAGCACTCCTGTTGTAGAGTTGATAGCTAGATTAGTACCTACCTTAATACCACCCAATACAGATGCAGAAGCAATAGGTAGGGTGTATCCTGTGCCCTGTGTCTGGAACCGCATAACCGCTAGGTTAGTAGGACTAGCTAGCATGGTTAAGGCAAACTGGTTATTGTTGTTACTTATAACTCTAGCAATCAGTGTTATCACATCACCGCTGCTATAGGCGTTGATTAGTGGAATGGATATAATAACAGACGACTGGTAGTTAGCAGGAATCTGTAGTGTTACATCCCTAAAAAGATCAACACCATTAACCCTCATGCCGAACTCAACAACACCAGTATGAATAGTAGTGTTTTGTAACTCAACATCAAAGGACAGGGTAGCGGAGTTAGCAGCAACAGCTTGTGTCAGTGTTACTGTAAGCCCTAGAGGAACCCACGCCGTAGGAGGCGCAGTACCAGCAGCCTTGATGATTATGTTAGCGTCGTGTGTATCTGAGACAGTGTAGCCCGGTGTTGGTGGTGCAGCATAGCCAAGCTGTGCATTACCAGCCCCGTCAATACCAGCCACAACAACGTTAGAACCCTGTTGTGCCCCCGGCATAGACATAATCACGTTACCAGATTCTAACAGGATGTATGGTGAGTTGAGTGTGAGGCCGTCAACAGACTGTATCTGCATCATCTGACCACCATAATCAACATCAGGCACCACGCTAACCTGACCAACACCAGTATTAACAAGCCAGTTAATTGGGCCTGTCATGATGCCGCCAGCAAGTGGTAGGTAAGAATCACCACTTCCTCCAGCAACTACCCAGTTATACTGTGGTTCTGTTAAGTGATAACGCTCTGTTGTGATACCACCCTGCAAATTGTTCAGGCTATTGTGATCACCTGTACCAAGGGAGTTGTACTGCGCTTGAGTTAGATGGTAATACTCCTGTGACTTACCACCTTGTAGCCCCTGTAGGATGTTATGGTTCTTTGCTTGGATGTCATTAATATCTGATCCAGTAAAGTCAATATCATCCCACTTTATTTGACCTTCTGTACCAGTGATACTATCACGAACTTGGCGTTGCCAATCAATCCAGCCAAAGCCAGCTTGATTGTCGTTAATTGGGGGTGGTGGTAATGTAGCCATTAGGAAATACCTTCTTCAATTAAGACCTCAATAGCTTCCACACGCAGAGGTTGGTTTGCAACATGCACAAGACGCCATGCTCTGCGACGGAATGCTCCAAGCCTGCCTAAGTAGGGGAAGTCGTCATTAAGATCTACAGTGTGTAAGTTAGACCATGTTTCATAATCATCATCAGACCATGTAAGTCCGATAACGTTTGAAAGCTCGTACCTATCAGCAACAATCTTTACGTTAGAAATAAACTTGCGGAGATATGAACCAAAGTCAAGTTTGTCTGTACGCATCTCAACGATAATTGCATACCCCTCATCCGTGTAGGTATTAGGATCTAGTTTATATATGTCGCCTGTAGTGCCTGACAGGAGGTAGATAAATCCATCTCCGCGATCAGCTACGTGTGTGTAGTTGAATGGTTCATGAATGATTGGTGAGCTTGACATAGGATCAAACGACAGAGGAGGGGCACCAATGAAGGATGACCATTCATGCCATAGCTGAGTATCAATGTCGTAGACAAGGGTTCGTTTGATTGTTGGGAAGTTAATCAGGAAGAAGAGGTGTCCCATAGTACGGAAACCAAATCCTGTCACACCCACCATGTTAGTCTCTTCATCAATGATACGATCAATATATGGGGTAGAGATCTTCTTTGGCGTGTATCCCTCTAGCTTCCACACAGCACGGCCACCTGAGGCAGACTGTCCAACGAAGGCACAGAACTGTTCATTCTGGTAGATAGCATGTGGTGCAGCGCAACCCATCTGAGCAGCAACACCCGTGTTACGACTGAGTGGTGAGCCTGAGGGATTGGCATTATCGTAGAAGAATTCAATAGACTCTGTACCAAGACACACAACCTGATTGCTTTGTCGAGCAAGGGTCATGATTGGATCAGGGAACATTTCAGCAGTGATGTAGTGATCATTAGCCCATGTGAAGGGATCATCTAGATTACTGTTGAAGACATCACTCTCCTTAGCAATAAGCACATAACCGTCAATGAAGGTTACAGCAGGGATATGTGGTGTTGGGAAATCAATGTCAGTAATCTGTGTAGCAGAGTTATCTAACTTAACAACCCAACCAACAGTACCATCAGCAAGGAATAGGTAATCACCAATGGTAGCAGAGTTGCATACCATAATGGCAACGTTACCAGTAGTGCTTGGTAGAGTGATGATGGCTGTCTTGGTAGTACCAGTAGCGGTTATACGCCATACTGTATTACCAATAACTGCATAGAAGTGTCCATTAAACCAAGCAAGTCCGCGACCCTCTGCATCAGGAGCAACATCACAGAACTCAACAAGGCCGGGTCTTTTCTGAGCATAGACATTAGGGGCTCCATCTTGAGCAGCCTTAGAAAACTCAGGGAACGCATTTACTAGCCGGTAGTCCTTGAGTGGATCACCACTTCGATTGTTGTACTCACCCACGAAGGGGGTACGTTTAGTAACCTTTGTTTTTGTTGCCATGATATTCCTTATGTTGGTATAACACTACCTATTGCATCCTTAGCCATATTCATTCCTGCGCCAACTACAGGTTTGGCTGCACTAGAAAGCAGGGTCATGATCATTTGTTGTTCATCTGGAGTCTTGCCCTGCAGGAGTGATTGAATGGTTGAGCTTGATAGACCACCAACACCACTCTTAATAATGTCTCCGAGGAGTCCTGTAGCACCTGAGGCAGACTGAGCAGCATCGCCAATATATCCACCACCAATACCAGAAGCTATTCCAGATAGACTAGATAGCCAGTCAACGTCCTGACCCATAGCAGCTTTACCTGCCATGTTAACACCACCTTGAATTAGACCCTTACCTACATTGCTAGGCAATCCCATAGATCCACCATAAGTACCGCCAAGATAACTACCCAAAGCGCCAGTAGCAATACCTCCAAGAGCATTAGTCCAATTCCCACCATTAAGTCCTGTACGTAACGCCCCGGGTAATGCACCAACTGCACCTGCGGCTGCTGTACCTGCTGCAGTGGAGCCCATTGCTGCTCCCAAGGCGGGACCAAGGGCACCACCCGTCATAGCTGCCATAGCTGCCATAGCAACAGCAGGAGCGTACCTAGATACGCCAGTCTTACCAGTGATTACATCATTAACCTGACGCTCATAAGCATCCTTGTTAGTCCAACCGGGGTTGTTTTGAGCTTGATCAGCACCCATGTACCAACCAGCATTGCCGAAGGATTTTGTGTTATTTGCCCACCAGTTTGGATCATTATATTGACGACCAACAGCAGCGCGGCCTTGGTCATAAATAGAGTGTTTTACACCTGTACCTGATGTGAAGTTATCTTTCTGCTTCCACTGCTCAATCAGGGGATTGATGTTAGAACCAAAGTACCCTTGGATCTGACCATCTTTCATCAAACGACGGGTGCCGATCAAGGCATCCTCGCCACTCAGGATTTCATCTTTGTCATTACCAAAGGTGTTCTCACCACCATTGCCTTGCATGAATTGGTTGTTACCAATTGCCCAAGGATTCTCTCTTAGCCAAGACTCAGCACTGTGAGTATCCTCTAGTGTGCCATAGTTCTTAAGCTGACCATAGCCTTCCCAGCGTTCTGCATCTGTATCCCACTGTTCACGATAACGTTGGCTAAGATCGGCATTAGACCAATCCTGTGCAAAGGTTTTAGCAGCGTCTTGAGAAGCAAAAGCATCCTCAGGAATCCATTCCTTATCTACCCAATAACCAGCACCACCATGAGATGGGTCATAGACAGTATTTGCTTGTCCTATACTACCTCCCCCATCACCACCCCCACCACTTGTGTCAAGAGTGCCATAAGGTAGATATAGTGAGTAGTCTTGTGGTGGGGCAGGGGGCATATAACCACTACCACCATCACCACCCCCTGAGCCCATACTACCCAAGTAGTCTTGCTGCTGTTGTTGTTGTTGTTGGTAAGCCTGCCCGGGCCCATTCCCACCATCACCGCCACCACTGCCAGATAGGTCGTAAAAGCCGGGAACCGAACCAGCCTGATACTGAACACGACTATCAGCATAGTTCTTGAACAGAGGATCAATTGCCTGATCTAGTGTAGGACTATTCTCCCAACCATAGCCACCTGTACCAGCATTGGCTTGGTTAAACATATCACCGAGATTTTCGTACATTACCAGTTATACCTTTCTACTTGGAAGTAAATGGAACCTTCTTCTGTACCAAAGTTCAGGGCGGTTTGTTTAATACTGGTAGCTTCTGAAAGAAGCACACCACGATCACCCGCAGGAACACCATACTCAGGAGCAAGCCTTGTAGCAAGGCCATAAGTAACAGCATCGAACCACTCCTGCGGCCAGTCGAGTACATCGGTAGCCGCATCAAACGTTTGGTAAGGAGCCTGATAGACAAAGGACAGTGTGATGTTATCCATTGTGTATTGGTCAGGAACTTGATAAACAGTTAGCTCACCAGTATTAGATAACGGTTGATACCAGATCTGAATAGGCAGACCAGTAACATCCTTGTTACCCAGCATGTTGTATTGCTGTTGGGTAACAATCCGCATTGGGACATCTACATTAGATGGGATGTTATGGTACCAAGCCTGTAGAACCTTTAATGGCTTTGGGATGTTGTACGGAGGTAATGAAGAGGCACCAAAGGTGTAAACCTTCTTACCTGCAACCAATGGCATTGTGTGCGTCTTGATTGCCCATAGAGGCATACCATCTGCCTGCCACGCAAGGACTAGGCCATTGAGGGCCGTAGCCCCCTCAGTAAGCTGAACGGCGGTTGGGGTCTCGCCCTGTGCTACTACACCGAGTAGGCGCAGCGCACGACTGATAATTGCATCACGATTAATCGTGTAAGTATAACTGGACATAGAGACCCCTTTAGATTACTTTGGTGCTGGTTGTTTAGCTTGAACGTGACCTACGACTGATGCCCAATCACCATTGGGACAGACATCTGCTTTGCCCGGAGTATACGTACCATGAAGGACTTTCTCGCAATAAGCTTGGCTGTTGCCTGAGATAGCAGCGATTGGGACAGTTACCATACCGAAAGTGAAGGCAACTAGAATAGATAAAAGAGTGTTCATTTTGTTTCCTTTTTACATGAGGGGGCGGCTGCTGCATACTTGCTGGTGCAGAGGATTGATAGGCCGTCAGAGTTCAGACCCATACCTTGGAAGGAACGAGCAGTCTCGCGGATACCACATTCATCATCGGTCCAGCTTGTACCAACACCGATAGAGAATCCAACACCACTACCACCGATTTGGCTTGAGCCCATACAGGGTGCAGTAGGATAGACAGTACCGAGTCCAAATGCAGGAGTGTTACGACCAGTGCGATCTTGGTAGACTTGGTTGTTTGTTACACTGCCACTGGAGGCATCTACAGAGGTCCCAGTTACGTTTGTATTGGTTGACTTGAGGTTGGCAGAGGATTCGCTATTTGAATAGCTCTCAGCGCGTGCACGTGCGTTGGTGTCAATTACAGGCTTGAAGATAACAGCCTGACCTTGTGCCTGACCCTGACCCTGCGCTTGGCCTTGTAGCTGAGCCTGTTCTTGTCCTTGTCCTTGGCTCTGACCCTGACTCTGAATATTAGGTGCAGGAAGTCCTGTAGCAAAGGCGGTAGTTGATGCGAAGAGTAGTGCGATTAGAAGTGATTTCATTTATATTCCTTTATTGTGCTGGGTAGTTCTTTACAATCCAATCAACGAATGCCATCTGGATTGTGTCCAAAGGTAGCATTGGTTCGACTGTAACTGTTACATTGGTTAGTGTAACTCCTGTTCCCGGAACTGGGATGTTAGGTAGTTCGATGGTTTGGTTCATTGTCCTGCCTCCTTATAACGACGTTTTGCTTCATCTATAATCCCATCTTTTTGGGGATAGGCGCACCGGCTGTTATCGGCGCTATTCATGTTACAGATGATGATAACAGGCATAGACGCAGTGCCTTGACTTGATCTTGAGTTAAGATCATTGGCTACATCCTGTGCTACTTCCTGTGCTACATCCTGCCTTGATTCCTGCTTACTTGTTTGCTTAGATGATTGGACACTCACGGGGATAGCTCCACAAGCAAAGAGAAATCCACAAAATAATACCATATAAAATCTCTTGCTTATTTGACGCATTTAATTCTCCGGTTAGGCTTTAGAAGTAACATAATCAATTAACTGCTGCTTCTCCAGTGTAGTAAGTTGGCGATTCACTATGACAAGTTGACCTACATAGAGCATCTGTGCATTCGTTGTTTGGGGGATAGATATTGCACCAACAGTTGGATTACCGCCTGGCTGCGCACCTACAGAAGTTACCCCATCAATAACAACTGTTGCTGGAATGTCTGGATATCTGGCATACGACAATGTGACAACGCTTCTTGGAAGAGTAATCACATTTGATGCGATGACTGATTTTGCTAGGATTGTAGAGCCAACAGATGTTGCGGAGAGTAGGCGGAAATCAACGTTGTTAGCCCAATAAGCATAAGCAGCAAAGGTACCACTTGCGCTTGGAATATATTCACCACAGCAGCCAGTAATTCCATCAGTGCCGCCCCCGGGTGCTGCCGCCACCATAGTCATAAGGTCATTAACGCCGTCTGATAGGACGTACTTCTTACCGTTGAGTGTACTGGTCAGTGGCCGGGATGAGACAGTAGCCTGAACCACATTATGCCCTGACCCAGACTTATCGTTCCACAAACCAACTGTCTGCCCATCGGCTGTTACTGGGATGGTTCCACCGTTGTCTTGAAACATAGTGGAATAGTCGCTGGCATCTAGCCAGATACCACTCTCACCATTCTTAAATAACTCTGCAGGGGTCCACCCCCCACCAGCACTAGCAGAACTAAACAGAAGATCACGTATCATTTAGAATCCTTTGATAGCATCATACCACGCCAGATTGTACCTCCATCTCGTGTATAGAATCCAAGAATGTCGGTACCAGCTACAGTGAGTGTTGGAGCTGTACCACCTGCCCACTTAACACCAGTCCACCAAGTAACGTTTGTTCCGCCATTGGTTAGCTCTAGAATAAAGCTAGTGACGTTACCAGCAGCAGCCACATTACTTACAGTCAGTGTGGTTACTCCAGTAATAGTCTTGCTGAAAACAGCGGCAGTGGCGCAGTCAATGTTATTTGCTGGTACTGCTAAGTAACCCTCAACAATAGCATCATTGAAGGTCTGCTTAGCAGCGAAGGTGTTTGCATTGGCCTTAGACGCGTAGCCGGTATCAACGAACTCTGTGGTAGCAAGGCGCGTTGTTGAGTTCCCAGCAGCTTGTGTTGGTGCTGTTGGAGCCCCTGTCAGAGCAGGGGAATTTAACGGGGCGTATGATGCAAGTGTGGAGTTCTCTACCTTATCATTGTTCAGATTGGTCAGGTTAGTGTCCATCTGAGTATTGGTAAGAGGTGCCCCGTTACTTGCTCTAGTAACAATAGTTGTCATGGTTTATTGCGCCGCAACAGTCCAAACGATTGAGACAGTATCCCCAGCAGCCTTGTTAATCACAGGGTAGGTTACACGAGATAGCATTGTACTACCTGTGGCTAATTGGAAGATACCAGCCTCTTGTAGAGAGCCTGTACCAACACCAGCACCAAGGGTAGCAGAGTAGATGATAGTAGCACCAGAAGGCGCACCACCAGCCACAGAGACAGCAACCCGGGCAATCTCATCAACAAGAGCTGTTTGGTTAGTAGCAGGTGGTGTAGCAGAAGTACCAACAGCAATATAGTTCATCACTGCTGCAGGAGTACTAGACAGGCGGCCTGCGATCCAAGCCAGTCCTGCGGTAACTACGAGGTTATCATAAACGGCATCTCGTAGCACATTACCATCAGCATCCAAATGCTTGACATGAACTGTGCCCTTATATTTAGTGTTATCTTTCATTTGTTTTCCTTAGTAGAAGTTTACGAGAAGACCAACATAATCTTCTGCAAAGTAGGTTTGAGGATCAGGGGGGAATGGTGTAGTATAGTCATAGTTATAGAAATAACCAGTAGTATTATAAGACACAGTATCAGATAAACCTGAGTTGTATGTAATGGTTATTGCAAGAGTATCAGAGAAATTAACATAGTCATAGAAAAAGGTATCTTTGTAGATTACAAAACCATCAACATAAGATACAGTATCCATAGGAGCAAGAAACTGCGTCAGTGTGATGTCGACTGTATCTTGGAAGATAACTACATCAAAATCCCCATACTGCACACTATTGTTTGTGTTCTCTGTTGGCCTTGAGAATGGCACCATGATTTTGTCGATCTTAGCCTTAACAAAGTCTTGAGGCTGGCGCGGTTCCCAATCATCAGGACATACAATGAATCCATCCCAACGATGCTTGGCCTCTCCAGCCTTTATCTTTCTTTTACATACATCGCAATAGACATTCCATTGCCCTGAGTCGTAGGTCCAGCCTCCCATGATTTACACCTGAACCCAGCCGAATACGCCCGGTTCCCAGATGTTGTTACCAGCCCCGTCTGCCTGACTAACCTTCCATGTAAAACCATTATGGAGAGATTGGTCTGGTAGTCCGGTGAATGAATTAACTAGCTTGTAAGCATCGTACTGATCAAGTGGCTGTTGCCATGGTAGTGTCTCACCCGGAACCTTAGCCACACGGATGAGTGCAGGAATAAGTAATGGGTCAGGATAGAGGGCTGTGTCGTAGGCTTGAATAACCCACCAAAGAACACCAGCAGTATCACGATACAGACCCGGTGTTACCTGCCCTGTTAGAGGCTTGGCATCTGCTGACCACTCAGCACCGACTGTATTTGCCACTTCTGTAGTGGTTGCTGGTGGGGTAGCTAGACCCTGTTGAATTACTACATTTGGAATAGCTGTTACAGCAGCCTCAAATGCTGGATTATGCCAGCAATGAAGCAAGGCAAAGTCTGGACTGGGGCTGCTATAAGCAGGGACAGAGAAGTTACTAGGTCCATACCCAGCGGCCTGTAGTGTTGCATTCGCCGAGTCCATATCGGCTACTGGAATTGATGCTGAAAAATTACTCATGCTGTTGCTCCTTTTGCGGTCAGCCATGCGGTCAGGTCGGTTGTCTCTTGCGGAGTCAATGCGCGGTCAACGATGACTAACCCTGCGTTATCGGTTGATTCCGCCCAAGTTGTTCCAATCGTCTGCCCTGTGAGGATCGTCGGACTTCCGCCAACAACTGCCTTTGCAACCGTGCAGGACGAACCAAGCGATGATGGGAACGTGTTATTCAGAACATCATCAACCGCATCATAATTCGTCCATTCTGCCAGCCCTGTTGCTGCAAACAGCGGGCGCTTGGCAGCGGTGGCTTGCGAGGCGTGATTGCCGGCGATTTCTTTGACGGAGATGCTTGTAATTGTGCAATTAGTTGGAGTTTGCGCTGCGCCGATGTTCCACAGCCCATTTGTGGTTGCATTTACGCGATAGGTATAAGTTCCGGGAGCGGTTATGTTCGACATGTACGTACCGCCGACATACACACTGAGCTGCCCGCTCGTAAGAGTGGCTACTACCACAGTGCTTATGTAGGTTTTTCCGACAGTCAATGGGGGCGTGGCTATTGCTAACGCGCCACCATTGCTAACTGCTGAAAATGTCGCCGTCCCTCCGCTCACCGTTATACCGCTTGAAGCCGTCCACCCCGCCGATGAAGATAGAGATGGAGCAGCCTCAGCCCCAAGTACCAGCCCCTTGCTCTTGTCCAGAATCAACCCAACCGGCTGACCATCCGCAGTGACCGGCGTGGTGCCTGCGCTGTCTTGGAACATGGTGCTGAGGTCGCTCGGATCGTACCATGCGCCCTGCTCGCCAGCGGCGAATAGGTCGATTGGATTAAATGCAGGAGGTTGTGCACCACCGGCATAAACTGTTACTGGATAAACACCCTCTTGCTTTTGTGTTTCTGGTTCAATATAAACGCCGTAATAAGTGGGGTATTCGACAGGGGCGGAATCTAGTACATATTGAGTTCCACCAATAACCAGAATATCACCAATGGCTAGTTTAGTTCCTGTATAAGCAACACCGTCTATATCAGTCTTTGCGAATAGCATTTGACTGAGTACATTATCACCGTGAACAATTTCCCCCATGTTCGGAGGGGCAGCAGTTGCTGGTGTAATGTAACTATAACTACCCGTCCAGATGGTTGGGCCTGTTGCCTGTCCTATAATTTGTTTGGGCCTATTAATGCCCATAGATAGACCCATGAACATATTAGTACAGTGCTACAATATTAGTTGCTGTAGTACCCGCATTCACTTGTGATACTTGAATTGGCATGATGACTCCTTCTGGAACACCCACAAAGGTAACAGATTGACCATCGGCCATTACAACAACAAAGTCACCGCCGCTACCTGAATACAGGGCTCGGGTGACTGGAATTTCGGTAGTGCCTAGAACAACAGGTACGGCACCATGTGCGGTTACTGTTGCATTAGCTGATAGATGTGCGCCACGAGAAGGCATAGTTTTTTCCTTAAAAAAATAGGGGTAGAAGCTTTTACACAACTACCCCTATCGGGTTACTTAGAGTTGTAGACCCTGTGGAGGAATCCAATACTCTACTTTAACAATTACTGGAGAGGTTAGTGTCGCACTAGCCTTGAGATAAACGAGTTTATCCGCAGTAAGCTGAACACCAACCTGAGTACCAGTAGCCGCACCAGAAGGAGAATAACCAGTTGAGTTTGGAGCAAACGCACTAATCAGATCAGCACCACCATTGGTATAACCAACAGAGATTGTCTGAGTAGCATTTGCACCATTACAAATAGTATACACACCAACAGGAACAGCGTACTTAGGTAGGCCGAAAGCCGCGAAGCCCGTGGCTCCGTCTGTGGCTGTGATAATGCCTACCTTGCTTAGCGTTTCCCGTGCTGGGGGTGACTGGACTGTAACACCTTGAGGACCAACACCAAATGCACCCATGATCAGGCTCCTTGTGAGCCGTAGACTCCGCGTGGGTCAGACCAACCAAATGAGTAGCGAGCAGTTGCCTTGAACTTGGCGTTCTCAGTGTCGAAATCGTTATCCATCTCGAACTGATCACCACGACGATCAAAGTACTTAACGCCATCCTTAACTGAGGTCAGAATGAACCAAGCATCAGCATCGGTGAGGTAATGGTTGATGACAACGTTAGAGAAGATACCGAGGTCCTTCAGAACGTTTGGATCGTTTAGATCAGTACCAACACGGCCATCAGCACCAAGGATGCGCTTAGCCTCGAACTGCTGCTGATAAGGAATGACGAGCTTCTCAGGCTTTGCAGCGATGAGGAGACCACGATCATCACGGAAACCGGCGATGTCGATAACAGCTTGCTCAAGTGCGGCTTCTGACAAGTCAGAGGCTACAGCAATCTGGTTAGAGAAGGTACCACCAGCCACGTTGGGGTGGTTAGCGTTAACCATAGATACGCCGTCACCACCAACATAGTTGGAGTCAAAAGCGCGGTTGTAAATGTTAGCACCATTGGTCTCTTTGGTCTGACGCATAGAACGCGCAAGCGCCTTAGCCTTTTGACCGCCGATCTTGCCGTACTGGTCATCTTCGTACATCTCACGAGTAACGATGAAGCCGAGTGCGTACACGACATGGTTGTAACGAGAAGTGAAACCTTGACGTTCAGTGTCATAGGTGATTGGGTCACCTTCAGTCTTGACGTTAGCCAGACCAAAAGAGCTTAGGCCGAGGTCCTCTTCATAGGCGCGATCTGAGGTGTTCTTCTCAAATAGCTTGTCCCATTCTACAGGATAGTCGTTATATTCCTTACCCCAAATTGCATTTAGCCCGGGCCAGAGTAGTTTGGCAAACGAGCTGGAAGTGATAATACCTGACATTATTTAATCTCCTTAAACTGCAGCAGTAGGCGTATTGTAGCTAGCGTTGTTAGCAACAACAAGAACGCGAACATTAGAATCACCGGGAGCTGGTTGAGCATAAGCACCACCAACTAGTGATTGATAGGTTAGGTCTAGGCCAATAACCTTCCAAGTAGCACCAGTAGAGGCAGTACCTAGAATTTCATTGGAGACACCAACAGAGTTACCACCAGCAGCGCCGGAGATGTCTAGGTTGAGACCAATATCGGTAGCAGCAAAGGATGCCTTCTCGACAGAGTAGATAACATCGGTAGCATTAGCAACGAGAACATAAGCACCAACACCAGCCACCTGTGGGGTGTCTAGAGAGATAGTACCAGTAGTCATCGTACCAAAGACTGGATCGAGTTTCACGTTAACGAGGCCGACGACGACCCCGAGGATTAGTTCAGAAGCACCAGAAGTTGCAGCTACAACAGTTGGGATACCTTTGGTGGTAGCCGTACCGTCAAGCTTAACAACGTCACCGGGAACTAGGGTGCCAGATGCAACACTATAAATGTTTGCAGCACCATTATAAGGGGAGCCGTTCAGATGCTTTACAGCTTTGAAACCGCCCTTCTTAGATTGAAAAGTTGCCATTAAATTTCCTTTTAGTTAATAGCTCCCCCGGACTTACTTAGTAACTGGTCTTAATAGAGCCAGTGAAGCCTTGAGAAGCAGTTTGTTTCATTGCGTTTTCCTGCTCCTTAATTCGTTCCATCTTGGCAGCTTGGTCTTCATTGTACCATTCTTTGCGAATGCGCATGAGGAATGCCTTACTACCATCGTTGCTTGTGACAACCTTGGCCGAACCTTGGGAAGAAGGATCAAATACACGAGAATCTCCAACACGTAGGTCTGCGTCCTCAACGAACTCATAACCAGCAGCTTGGAAGTTTGCGATGCGACTTCCCGTATCGTTCACGAAGCGATACTGAAAGTTTGGGTCCAACTCCCCGGACACTGCTTGTGGTCCTTGTTGGAATAACGGCTTGCGGCCGGTGCGCTCTTCACGCTGTTTGCGATGTTTAGCGGGAATCTCCCGAATGATTGTTTTTTCATCAGTCATGTTCACTTGCTCCTAAGCTTTTTAATTTCTTCTGTGTATGCTTCTTTTGTCATAACGCCAGCACGAACGAAGGTGTTCATCACCTTACGCTCCTCTTCTGTTAATTCAATTGAACCCTTGCGTGGTGATCCAGTTGTATTTGAGCCTTCCACTGCGGAAGGTTTGGCTCTATTAGGATTAAGGAACCGTTCGCGGAAACGGCCTTTCACCTGATGTGTTACATAAGTTAGAACTTCTTCTGGCGACAGGCTGGGGTGCTGTTGGGCATACCCTAGACCCACCGCATCTGCATATTCGTGCATCTCCTTATCCTTAACGTACCATTCATTATTCTTTGTCCATTCGACAAAGCGTGGATCTGGTCCAGTAGGGATAGCTTGTGCTACTGCCTCTCGCGCCTTTTGTTCGGCACGGATGTCTGTGAGAAGTTCTGTGGTTTCTAGATAGCCATCAGAATTGCCTTCTTCTAGATGTTTCTTTTGTAACGCTTTCAAATCGCTTACTGCTCGATTGTACTCGGACTCCTTGACCTTGGCATGATGTTCTTGCATCATCTTTAGGGTCTTCTTGGCTTCCTTTAGTTCCTTGCCCATGGTGTCGATCTTACTAAACAGTTCACCACGGTCCACGAATTCTCGTGCGGGACGCCATTTGTCAGGATCGCCTGTCCATTCTTCCTTAGGAACCCAACCCTGTTCTCGGGCTTTGTCCTCATATACGGGGGCTTGTTGTGGGGCAGGGGTAGTTTCGACTACTGGTTCTGCGGTTTGTTCTACTTGAACTGGTTCGAGTTCTTCGCTCATTCTGTCTCCTTAATCAGTGCCAACACATCAATGTCGTTCACTAATAGATATGTGTCTTCACCGTCTTTGATTTCCTTACCTGCGTAGCGGGCATACGTAATCACGTCACCCTTACTCAGAATATCAGGACTTCTACCATAGTCGATGAAAGCTCTTGGTCCAACACTAACTACTGTACCTCGCTCAACGGCCTTCCGTTCTTTCTCCGTTAGCATCTCTGGAAGAATAATCCCGCCTTGGGTCTTAGTCTCCACTTGTTCTGGCTTAACGAGAATTGTGTGTAGCAGGGGGATAATCAAAATGGTTGCTCCTCTTCTGCTAGGTCGTCGATTCGGAAGTCTTCTAACTCCCGGTATGCTTGGATGAATCCGCGCATGTAGTTGTCTTCAATTGCGTTGAGTCCTGCGGTAGTGGATAGAACATTCATTGCATCGTCGATACGCTCTTTAGCGGCATACATGAATGCTTTGGTTACATCGTTCTTCTTCCAGTCGTAGAAATCTTGCGCTTTAATCACACTCATTTCTTAGTGTCCCCCTTGGGTTTAGGTTGTTGTGCCATCTGCTTTAGCTTTTGCTGATGTGTCAGATGATCTTGTACCATCTTGAGTTGGTGCCCTTGAGCTTGTTGGCCCATGGCTTGTTGGTTCATGGCAGCTTTGCTAGCCATCTCCGTTTGTGCTGCTTTAGCTTTCAATACAGCTTCCATCTGCTTGGCCTTCAATTGCTCTCTGGTCATTGCAGCTTTCATTGCCATCTCTTGCTCTTTGGCAGCGCCTTCCATCTGTAGCTTAGCCTGCGCCATCTGCATGTCCATCTGTGCCTTCTGTTGATCTAGCTGGCCCTTGGCCTTGATAGCTTCGAGCTTTGGATCAGGAGGTGGTGGACTTGGCTGACGTAGTGCATGTTCTGCATCAGGAATTTCGTGTGCTTCTAGGTACTGCTTGGTGAACCACATTGGATCAATTGTGCCCATCTGCATAATCTGCATGATGGACTGCAACTTCGCTTGCTTCTCTTGTGAAGAAACGCTCGCTGGATCTGCCGCAGGGATAATGTCGTCCTCTGGGCCCATATAGTCTGACTGTTGGATTTTTTCGTCAATGACTGCAATGTATTCCTCTGGGTTAGTGTACTCTCTATTAAGCTTGTAAATCTTTCGGAACTCGGACGTGAGTGAGCGATATACACGCTTATAGACAGCAGTGAACACTTTCATACCCTGTTCGATGGATGCCATCGTAGTAGTAGCGGGAGTGTTCTGACCCGGCATTTTACCTACGAAGATCTCTGCAACTGAAGCCAGTTCTTTGCCTGACTTAAGTAGGAGGTCCAGTAGATTGAATAGAACTTGTGAGGGCTCGCGGGTAGGCAGGGGAAAGATCTGTTTCTTGAGGTCGTCACCGACAGCATTAACAGCTTTCCATTCGCCCGGGCTGAACCGCGACTCACCCATCTTGATACGTAGGCCCTTACCGATGAAGCCTGCTTGCAGGTTACTCAGTGAGCCAGCGTCAACAAGCTGGTTGATGATGGTGTTAGCAGAATTGTTTAATGGGCCTAGTAATCGACCAAAACCAATATCGTAAAAACCTCCATCAGGATTAGGAATAAAGCCATACTTTGTGTAATACTGTATTGCGTCAATTGAGACAACTTTGTTCTTATCATTAACGTAGACTCCATCCTCATTGAATCGTGCAACGATGCGGAGGATCTTTTTAGTGTCCTCTGTCTGCGTTACAATATAAGGTTCGGGATACCCGTCTCCATCAAGATCGAGATAAGTATGTTGCTCCAGCATTGTGTAAGGCGTTGTATCATCATCGGCTACTGCTCGTTGAAACGTATTGTTAACACTCGTGAGTTGGTCCGTAGCATAACTTGTAGGATCACCCAGCTCAACATCACAGTAAATACCTTGATTAATGCGTTCTGTAACCTTACGCTTAGATAGGTAAAAGACCTCAGTAATACGTTCAGCATCATTGATGTTCCTCGTGTAGTAGTCTACAACAAGGGTCTTTGGTAGCACCAGCTTGGAGACGTTACGCTGCTTGGAAGGATCGAAGTATGTCTTCTTGAAGCATGTACCAGCGATAGGCAGGGTGATAAGGAGCTTGTCCATATCCTCTTCCCAATCGTCCATCTGGTCCATGACCTGATACGACATGTGCTTTCCAACCCGCTTAGCACGGTTAGCCTTCTCGCCCGTAGGGTCTGCGCCGATCACCTTACACTTAACCACCTGCCCATTGCTGGGTACAAGGGTAGGATAGGCGCGAGCTGCAAACTGCATAGCGGCCGTTGCGAGTAGGGGGTATTTGATGTTTGCTGCACCAGTCCAAGGGAAGGACTTTTCACCCGCAATCTGCAGGGCTAGTTCCGTCCAAGTCTTGAGATCCTTCTCCCAGTGTTTACGGGAGGTAGAGTCTGCTTGGTATCCTTGATCAACTAGGTTAGCAATGTGGATCAACTGATCCTCATCCATGTCCTCTGCAATATTTTGTGAGGATAGTAGCTTATCCAACTTAAACTTAAATTCAATCATGCTTAGTATCCTGTTATTGCGTCACGGCCAACATCGCCATGACCTGATTGTTTATATTCCTCCTCGTAGTATTCCTCCTCAATCTCTGTTTCTGTCAAACCTTCTGACATCAGATCAATCAGGATACCTTGATAAGACAGAGCGTCTACAACGTCATCGTGTTTAGCACGAGGGAAGCTCATACACTCGTCCTCAAACTGTGGCCACCAGTCAGCTTCTTTATCGAACTTGACCATCCCAGAGCGCATACGCGCTTGTATCGACCTCGCTCGTTGGAGCTTGTCTTGTCTATGTGGCTTCAATTGTAAGAGGTTCATGTATACGCCAGTTTCCTGCATTGTCCTGTTTAGATACGGGCCAAGTGCCTTGGAAATCTGTGTATCCTCAATACCAACCGCCAATGGGTTGTAGATTTTCTGCAAAGAGATAAGAGTTGCTACGATTTCATCACCAGATAGGCGCTCGCGGATGCAGTTTTTGATGTGCAGTTGTCCGTTTGAGTCCATCCCACCCACCAGAATAGCCGTATAGTCAGCTCTATCCTTCAGTGAGATCGCCAAGTCAGCAGTGATATAGAAAGTTAGATCCTTTCTACGATCTTCAGTAGTCATAGACAGGAAATCCCCGCGTTTGAAGTAGCGAATGCTATCATCGACGGGGTTATTGAGCATTTCGCAGGCATAAACCTCAGGGATACCCTGTTCTTCAAAGTCATGCTTGAGTTCTTTGAAGTATGCGACAGTGTTTCGTTGGGGCCACAGGAGTTTACTGTAGTCCAAGGTGTGTGCCATGTACTTTACAGACTTCCACATACCCTTCTTTTTCTTAGACCAGACCTTGAGATCCTCAATGATCGTGTCTTTGGCGGTTTCCGTTGGCATCAGAGAGCAGAACGGATCGTCCAAATTCATTACGGTACCTACCCACCGAATAATGCCACGCGTGCTGCGGCAGGGGATAAGCGAACCGTAGACCCATCGTCGTAACTTATCTCGACGGTCTTTATTTGCAACAAGTTCTTCGTTGAGGAGGTCGTCGATAACAATAAGATCTGGTCTCTGACCATTCCAGAGCATACCGCGTAGTTTCTGCTCTGCTCCTTTTGCCACGATTCTAAAAGAGTCTCCATCTGTGAATTTAACGATAATGTCGGTTTCGGTGTCTTTGACAAATTCAACCCCTTTTTCTCCCATAGCCATACCAAACAACTGGTGTATCTGACTTGAATCGTACAGGATTTGTTTTATTGTTCCGAGGAAGAGGGCAGCTTGTGCTTCAGTATCCGCAACAATAAGTACATAACGTCTCTCTCTAAACAGGACAGTTGCAAGGGTGTAAGAGATGGTGATTGTAGTAGATTTGCTATGTCCTCGTGGAGCTGCAACAGCGACAAACTTGTCAGACGAGCAGCAAAGTTCCCACCACTCGCGGTGAAAGTCAGCGAAGGGAACCGCGTCGTCATAGTATGGAGTTAGGCATGAACTTGCAAAGCCTTCTAATATCTGTGCATTGAGTTTTGGAAACTTAACCTTTTTTGGATTCTCGCTTGCTTCGCTCACTTACCATCGCTCCTTTAGCGTTACGCCGGAAGGACCTATTCTCCCCGGGGTTTTGTACAAACAAATTAGCTAGGCCATTCTTACCACCCTTGCTAACTGCTGTTTTGTGGCCTACGTCGCCCTTAAGTTTCTTGGGGGTAGTCCCCTTAGCCTTAGCCACCGTTGAGCGAGCTGCGTTGCGTTGTGCGCGGTCCTTGACCCGGTTCTTCTTCTTGGTGTGTTCCCAATTGAGTTCCTTCTTGTAGTCCCGTTTTCCGTTGGTCATGAAAGGCATCGTTTTCGTACTCCTGTCTTAATCTTGTTAGTAGGAGGTCGTCATAGTCATACCCAGTGAATGGATCGTTCCACTCGATTGAGTTCTCGAAATCACTCATATATTCATAACTCTTTGACATACCATTTCCCATCCTCGTCTTGTTCAACAGTCTCGCCTTCAATGACCTTATCGACAAGTTCATTGACACCCTCTGACTTAATCTTACCAGTCACAAATTGTTGGAACTGTTCGGCTAGGTTCTGGAGTTGCTGTGCTGTGCTGTGTTGTTCTGTAATCTTTGTCGGTAGCTTTCTAAGCAGATTGCGCTTATCAATGAGGGAATTAAAAGCAGCGTTAAGATCCCTGAGTTTAGCAGGTGCTTGAGTGAACTTACCAGTCCGCTGATTGTATACCGTATCGCCATTCTTCAATCTATCCTGTAGCTGTGCCACTGCTTCGTCAATGGACTCAGTGAGCTTAACGTCGAGTTGTTCGAGGTGTTCAGTGCGTTTAACGTTCAGCGCATCCTTGAACCAATCCTTCTTCCGCCACGTATGGAACGTCTCCACGGGTAGGTTCAGCTCACGACAAACTGTAGAGACACTACCAGTCTTCACATACAGCTCAACCGCTTTCTGCTTAACCGATTCTGCCCAGTAATTCTTACCACCCTTAGCCAGCTTAGTCGCTGCTCTGACGTACCTAATTGCTCCTGCCATAAAGTCTCCTTAGAAAAAATCTCACACTCTATACTAATAAATTAACACAAAACTCATCGTTTGTCAAGTGTTTTGACAGGATAATTGTTTTTTAGACAGGAGGGGTATTTATTTAGTAACAGGAGGGAACTTATTTAGACTTTTGTTGTCTTACTATATATATAGTATTAATGTATTTATGGGATATGTATTAGGTTTTATTTACATATTAATAGTATTGTTTTTAGGATGGGTTTATTTAGTATTTACTATTATCTACTATATTGATGTTATTGGTGTATATAGGTGTATATAGGTATATAGGTATTAATGCTCCGCACGCGCGGTAGCGCGAACTATGAAATGTCAAGCCACATTCCCCCTGTTAAAACATTCCCCCCTAACCCGGGCTGTTTAGAAAAATATCAGAATTTTAGCATGGTGTAACTCACTAAATACTGTGGATAGGGGTTTTCCCCCCCTCCCGTCTTCATTATATATCCCCCCTAATAACTTCATCTATGACCATAGTAATAGGGTAAA